TTCTCTGTCGTCGCTCGTGGTGCCGCAACCGGCTCCGAAGCTACTCCTTTCTCTGCTGCTGTATCGTAAGAGGCTTATCATGGGTAAGCTCAACGGCGGTAAAAAGCCTGTCAAAAAGACCGTAAAGAAGGCTTCAAAAAAGAAAGAGGGGTAAGCTATGGCGGGCTCTGACGTTAAGACGAAGCGAATTACCGGCACGGGTTCACTCGGTGTTGGTCCTGCTCGTATCCGGCAGATTCAGTTGAAGACTGCATCAGGAACCCCACGGCTCACTGTTACAGATGGTTCTGGCGGCGCTACAGTCCTAGATTTGGACTTCAATGCCTCAGATACACATTCTGTGAACATCCCTGCTGAAGGTATCAGGGTAACCGACATCTTTGTTGGAACTCTGACTAATATCACAGCAGTGACGTTCTTCTTTAACTAGGTGAAACGTGGCTAGGCGTAAGGCAAAAATGCCGCCGCGCAATAAAAAGAATTTCCGCCCCACCAAGGCTGGGGCGGGAATGACCAAGGCCGGTGTTGCGGCTTATAGGAAGGCTAACCCCGGAAGTAAGCTCAAGACAGCGGTCACAGGTAAGGTTAAAAAAGGCAGCAAAGATGCGAAGCGTAGAAAGTCTTTCTGCGCTCGTTCTGCCGGGCAGATGAAAAAGTTTCCAAAAGCAGCGAAGAATCCCAATTCACGGCTGCGGCAAGCTCGTAGAAGGTGGAAGTGTTAATGAAGGCCGAGGACGTTTTGAAGCTTTTGGAAAAGCACGAAGCCGAGTGTAACCGTCGGTATTCGGATATTCAAAGTCAACTGGACAAGCTCGATAGACGGCTGTGGGGTATTGCTGGTCTGATCGTTGCAGCGGCCATTGCTCAAAAGGTGTTCTAATGGGAAGTGTAGTGAATCTTGGATCTGGTGCTTGCCCTGTTCGTAAAACGGGGAAAAGTGCGGTTGTCCGCATGAAAAAAGGCGGAAAGGTGAAAAGCGGTGGCAAGATTTGTCCGGAAGGAAAGGCATGGGCTAAAAGGACGTTTGATACATACCCGTCGGCGTATGCAAACCTTGCTGCATCAAAATATTGTAAAGACCCCAACTACGCTAAAAAATCCAAAGGCGGAAAGCGAAAAGGTCGGTAGTCACTATGAAACCTCGCGACAGAGCACGGGTGAAAAAAGTAGCTGGCAAGCTGAGAAAAGCATCAAGAGCTCATGCTCAGCAAGCGCGAACATTATCGAAACTGGCGAAGAGCTCAAAATCTAAGAGGTCTTGATGGGACAGTTAAAACAATGGTTAAAACAGGATTGGGTAAGGATTGGCAGTGATGGCTCTATCAAAGGCCCTTGCGGTACTTCAAAAGATAAGAAAAACCCTGATCGTTGCCTTCCAAGAGCTAAAGCTAATAGCCTCTCGAAAGCTGAACGAGCTACAACGGCTCGTAAAAAGAAAAAAGCCGGATCTAAAGGCAAAACCGTCGTCGCAAACACCAAGCGAGCAAAAGTCACCAACCTCAAAAACGGCGGGGCGGTCGGCTACGAAACGAAAGCCAAAAGGCCGTTCAGGGGCAAAAAAGTAGCCGGGACAGCGGTCGCCCGGGGGTGTGGGGCAGTAATGCCTGACCGCAGAAAACGAACTAAGGGTTCAGTAAGTCAAGCGTAGGAGCGTGAAATGGCTAAAGAATACATGACGATGGACGAGTATGCAGCCACTCTTGTTGGCGGCGGCATGAAAGCCAAAGGCATGGCTAAAGGCGGTAAGGTGAAAGCCAAAGGCATGGCTAAAGGCGGTAAAGTCCGCAAAATGGCGGCTGGCGGCGCTGCGGGCATGAAGAAGAAGGGCTATGCCAAAGGCGGTAAGGTCGCCAAGATGGCTGGCGGTGGCATGATGAAGAAGAAGGGTTATGCCAAGGGCGGCAAGGTAAAGTAACTTGCCATATCTCCAAAGCAATATTCCGCACTTCAAGTGTTGGGTGCGGAAGGAATACACCTGTAATCATTTGAATTATCATGGTGAGTTTATTCACGCCATGGCTATCGCAGTGACGACTATGCCTAGTCGTTGTTTGAGCTTTCAAATGATATTCACCGGTTGTGAAGCGGACGGAACTGACCAACCCAATGTTCACGGGGGTGCGATGTGGGCAAGAATGCCTATAACCGCCCTTGTTGGGGACACGCCTCTTGAAGAATGGCCGGAACCTATGCCCGTCCATTTGGCTCAACCTTGGGACTGTATGTCCCATACACACGCAGTTTATCGTTTAGACCGAGCTCATCCCTGCCCATGGATTGCTAAGATAGGCCCCGAGTTTTATCCAGCTAAATACTATTTTACGGTGGATTACACTGAGAGCGAGATTGCAGACGATCCCGCCCAGCACAAACAAAGTCATGTTTTGGAACTTTTGGATGCGGGGCCATACACAGGCAATATCGTTGCGCTGCCTAACAATCGTGTGCGAGTAACACATCCTGCTTGGTTTGAAACAGGGGATGGTCCGCCGGACTTTTTACCGTCTCAACACATACACTATTCAAAATCCGATTTAGACTATACCATGGACGTAAATCAGATTTTTGATAATCTGTATGCGGAGAAAAAGTGATGGCAACTTCGGGCAGCACTAACTTTGAGCTAGATGTATCTGATTACGTTGAAGAGGCTTTTGAGCGGTGTGGGCTTGAAGTTCGCACTGGTTACGACCTCAAGACAGCGCGACGGTCTTTGAATTTAATGCTGGCTGAGTGGGCCAACCGCGGTTTGAATCAGTGGACTATTGTAGAGCGCACTCAAACGATGACAGACGGGACCGCTGCATATTCTCTGGGCACAGACGTAATCGACATTTTGTCTGCCGTAGTTCGCCGTAGCAGCACAGACTTTGCGCTAGAGCGCATCAGTAGAGACGCTTATCAGAATATTCCAACAAAAAGCACGGAGGGGCGTCCCTCGCAGTTTTTTTTGGATCGTCAGATCACACCGTCCTTGAAAGTGTGGCCGACTCCGGAAAACAGTACGGATGTCATTCATTACAATGCTTTAACTCGTATGGACGATGCAGACTCTGCCACCAACACGTTGGAAGTTCCGTTTCGGTTCTACCCGTGCCTTGCTGCCGGTCTTGCATATTATATCTCTATGAAGCGAGCTCCGGAGCGTATTCAGCTCTTGAAAGCGGTATATGAAGAAGAGTTTGAGCGAGCCATGACTGAGGACCGAGATCGGGCGTCCTATAATGTCGTACCAAACTATCAATACTTCAGGGTGAATTGATGTCAAAGTTTGCTACGGGGAAAAATGCTTATGCTGTTTCGGATCGCTCCGGACTCCGGTATCGGTATAAGGATATGCGCCGAGAATGGAACGGCCTTCTCGTAAGCAAGGATGAGTTTGAGCCTAAACATGAACAATTAGGCCCTTTTCGTTCTAGGTCAGATCCAGAAGCTTTGGCTGATGCTAGGCCGGATAGGACGGAACCTGCCTTAGAGAGAATTTTGGCAAAAGACTCGTTTACTTCGGGCTCTTCCGGCAGTGCCGTCATTACGGTGCGAGAGGTCAGTCATGGCCGGACCACGGGGAACACTGTTCGTTTCAGAAAGGCAAATGGATTTGATGGGTTTACAAGCACTGTTCTTCAGAATAGTTCAGGTTATTCGATCACAGTTACAGACACTGACACCTACACGTTTACGGCATCCTCCGGCACAGCCACCACGGGTGGTCAACGCGGGGGAGGTGAAAATGCGACTGCCGGTCCGGTGACTTTGGAGGCATAAATGGCTTATACCTTTGCACAATTGAAAACAGCCATACAAGAATACACGGACAATACAGAAACTAGCTTTGTATCGAATCTTGATGACTTTATTCGCTCTGCTGAGGATCGACTGTTTTACTTAGTGGATCTGGAATATTTTCGTAAAAACGCTACCAGTGCGCTTACGCAGAACGATCCTTTTTTATCTTTGCCTTCAGACTTTTTGGCCTCTTTTTCTCTGTCCATTACGAACGGCAGTAACAAAGAGTTCTTATTGCAAAAAGACGTTAACTTTGTTCAAGAGTTTAACCCTAACTCTTCAACGACAGGAACGCCAAGGTATTACGCACGTTTCGATGTTGATAACATGATTTTAGGTCCAACGCCGGACAGCAACTATGTTTGTGAGTTTCATTACTTCTATAGACCAGCATCATTGACTGCCGGGGCAGAGAGTGGAACGACATGGCTAAGCACTAACGCTCCTAACGCTCTGCTTTACGGATCGCTATACGAAGCGTATATTTATATGAAGGGTGAGCCTGATGTCATTCAGTTGTACGAGAAGCAGTTCGCTGAAGCGGTAACTAGATTCAAGGATTTAGGGGAAGCTAGGGAAAACAGCGACTCCTATCGTAGAGGTCTGCCAGATCGGCCTCGGACATAAGGAGTAGAAACGATGGCAACAAGCAACGCAGCAACCAGTTTTTTGGAAAATAGGCTTCTTAGCTATATTTTCAAAAATGACGCCGCATCTTTTAGCTCACCGGGCGATAACATTTTCGTTGGGCTAGCGACAGCGGTGAGCGACTTCACAGCTTCTACGGGTGAGGACGCAGCTGGCCCAACAATCACTGAAGCAAACTTTACTAGCTATGCTAGACAGCAAGTTGCGGTCTCCGGCTGGACACTAACCGCAGATACAGCAGATCAACAGACCTGCACAAATGCCGCCAACATAGACTTCCCGGCATCTGGTGGCGGCGGAACCGACGTTATTACCCATGTCTTTATCGCGACTCATGTCAGTAACACTCCCGACACGCTGGGGTCTGGCGGTAACGTCTTGTTTATCGGCGCTCTGGATGCAAATAAGTCAATCGCCACCGGAGACATCTTCCGCATCAATGCAGGAAACCTAACTATCGAGTTAAAGTAACATGGCACTGGTTCTAAAGGACCGCGTCAAGGAGACGACAACCACTACCGGCACTGGCACATATACTTTGGCCGGTGCCGTTGCTGGTTTTGAGGCGTTCTCTGAGATAGGTAACTCTAATACAACCTACTATTGCTGCACCGATGGCACTGATTTTGAAGTCGGTATCGGCACATACACGGCGTCTGGAACGACACTAGCTCGTACCACGATCTTGCAGTCAAGTAACAGCGACAACGCTGTGAATTGGAGTTCCGGTTCAAGAACCATCTTCTGTACGCAGCCAGCAGAGAAGGCGGTGTTCCTCGACGGGAGTAACAACATCTCCATTCCCGGCACGATTGATGGCCGCGATCTTGCTACTGACGGTACAAAACTCGACGGCATAGAAGCGAGTGCTACCGCTGATCAGACAGCAAGTGAGATACGCGCACTTGTTGAAAGCGCAAGTGACAGTAATGTCTTTACTGATGCTGACCATACCAAGCTGAACGGCATCGAGGCCAGCGCAACTGCTGATCAGACGGCGTCTGAAATAAGGGCGTTAGTAGAAAGTGCCAGTGATAGTAATGTATTCACTGATGCTGACCACACCAAGCTAAATGGCATCGAAGCCAGTGCAACTGCAGATCAAACTGCTGCTGAAATCCGCACACTTGTAGAGAGTGCTTCCGACAGTAATGTCTTCACTGACGCCGATCATACTAAACTAAACGGTATCGAAGCCTCTGCGGACGTAACTGATACAGCAAATGTTACCGCCGCTGGTGCGTTGATGGACAGCGAAGTTACGAACCTTTCACAGGTTAAAGCCTTCGACTCGTCTGACTTTGCTACTGCGGCACAGGGGTCCACTGCAGACTCTGCTATGCAGGATTTAGTTGACGATACTAGCCCACAACTCGGCGGCAATCTCGACCTCAACAGCAACAACATTACAGGCACAGGCGGCATACCTGCAGCTAATCTTACGGGCACTGTTGCTAATGCTAGACTCGACGCACAGCTACAAGACGTAGCTGGCCTTGCAGTAACTAACGGTAACTTTATCGTAGGCGACGGATCGAATTTTGTTGCAGAGTCTGGTTCTACCGCGAGAGCAAGTCTGGGACTCGGTACAGCAGCCGTACTGGATACAGGCATATCGAATACGAATGTACCGAAGTTTACGTCCGGTGTAGCCGACAACGACTTCCTGCGAGTGGACGGCACTGCCATTGAGGGGCGCTCTGCATCACAGGTTCTATCTGATATCGGGGGTCAAGCTAGTCTTACTTTTGGCATATCCAATACTAACGCCGTAAAGATTGACAGCACATCTGTTGCTGATGATGAGTTCGCACGGTTTACTGCAAATGGACTAGAGAGCCGGTCAACATCAGAGGTTAGATCAGATTTGGGTTTGGCAGCATCCTCCACAACCGACACAACGGATGCAAGTAACATCAGTTCTGGAACTCTGCCTAACGCCAGACTAGACGCACAACTACAGGATGTGGCTGGTCTCGCTGTCACGAATGGTGGTTTCATAGTTGGTGATGGCTCGAACTTTGTATTGGAAACAGGGTCTACCGCTAGGACATCTCTTGGATTAGGCGCGGCGGCTGTACTAGACACAGGTATATCGAACAATAACGTGCCGAAGTTCACCAGCGGCGTAGCCGACAATGATTTTTTGCGGGTTGATGGAACGGCTATTGAAGGCCGTTCTGCCTCGCAAGTCTTGTCTGATATCGGTGGTCAAGCATCACTTACGTTCGGCATATCAAACACAAATGCTGTAAAGATAGACAGCAGTTCAGTTGCTGATGACGAGTACGCACGTTTTACAGCCAATGGCCTAGAAAGCCGATCAACTAGCGAGGTGCTGTCTGACATTGGCGCACAGGCCAGCCTGACATTTGGTATATCAAACACCAACGCAGTCAAGATCGACAGTTCTTCTGTAGCGGACGACGAGTTTGCTAGATTCACTGCGAATGGAT